TGATACAGGCAGTGAAGCAGTAAATTTATGGACTGAAATTGAAGAAAATGAAGTTTTAGGCAACATCTACGAAAATAAAGAATATTTGAAGAAAAGAGGGAATTAAGATGACAGAAACTCAAGAGCCTTGCTTGGCAAAAATAGGTAAATATTGGGAAAGAGCCGATTTTATTGGAGTATTTCAATATTCTTATACTCATGGAGATAGCCCAATGGTTGGTGGTTATAAAGCTGGACAGGTTTCATATCCAGTTGCAGTTGTTCGTTTTGGTGGTAAATTGTATCAGTTAAAACTTGGTGAAATTGACTTTTGTGAGGTAAAAAATGAGACCTAGAAAATATCCATATTCAGGAAGAAGAAAAAGGTAAAAAATCCCGTCGCCATTATTTTCTGCACGACCGATTTTCAACGAAATTCCAATTATGGAAGAAGTCAAAGTGAAGCTTGAAGTCGAAGCTAATACAGGGTATTTATATCCAGAAATGTTAGTACATTTAGATATTTCGGGATACGGAAATAGAATGCATTCAGTGCATCGCTTTCCTGGCATCTTGCTAACCGTTGGTGAATCAATCCAATTAAAGATGTTATTTTATAAAAGACTTAGAAATTCTACTGCAGATCATTTCTTGACCTTTAGAGAATCCGACTGGAAGCTCTTTATTAGCGATCTGGTCAACGAATTTGCGCATTAAAAAAGCCAAGACATTCTCTGCCTCGGCTAAATTTCCAATAAGATTATTATATCATAAAGGAGACAGAGAGTGAACAAGGCTAAAGAGCTCTTGAATGAGCTACAAAATCTTGATATGGACATTCAAAGCAGGATTGACGAAATAAACGAGCTTGAGGCAGGCTTGCTCTCAAGTCCCAAGTGGTCAGATGTTAAAGTTCAAGGCGGCCAGACGAGAAAAGTTGATGATGTTTACACCCAACTCATCGTAATGAAAGAAGCGATTGAGCAGGATACCAAGGAAGTTATTAACAGGAAGCTTGAACTTGGTAGGTTGATTAACAAGCTGAAAAATCCGAAAAGCAGGTCCGTTCTTAGAATGACTTACATTACTAAGACCTATATTGAGGATATTTGCGACAATTTGAGAATTAGCAAGGCAACATATTACAGATTACGCAAACAGGCTGAGTCTGAGCTAGAAGAAACGATCATAGGCAAAGTGAGCTAAAGTGAGTGCGCATGAATCGCGAAATCTGCTAAAATGGTAGTATCAAGAATTGAAAAGAGAGGTCTCAGAATTGGTAGATGGTTACCTGTAATACCAGGGGGCTGTGATGGCCTTGGAGGTTCAAGTCCTCCCCTCTCTTTAAGGGAATATAGCTCAGTTGGTAGAGCGCCTAGTTGAAGCCTAGGAGGCCGCTGGTTCAATTCCAGTTGTTCCCATTATATCTCTATCGCGATAGCTAATCGCAGAGATATAGGGCGGTAATTAGATTTAGGCTGATTAACCTGTAGGACAGAGATAAAGTAGCGCTATATAAGACTCTGGTGGGGGAGGCACCCACTTACCGCATACGGTCACTCAATGAGTGGCTTTTTTTATATTTCAAAACAAATAAACAGCAGGAGGTTTAGGCTTGGGTAGAGCAAGAGACCCCAACCGAGACAAAGCATTTGAAATCTATTCAGAAAACAATGGAAACATTGAACTGATTGAGATTGCTGAGCGTTTGGGTGTTTCAGCTGGCACTGTCCGAGGTTGGAAAAGTAAAGATAAATGGGAATCTAAAATAAAAGGAACGCTCCAAAAGAAGAATACGGAACGCTCCAAAAAGCCGAGAGGCGCTCCTAAGGGCAGTAAAAACGCTCTAGGCCACGGCGCACCTAAAGGCAACACTAACGCCCTTAAACATGGTTTGTTTGCTAAGTACCTCCCTCAAGAAGTGTATGAGATAGCTCAGGAGCTTTCAGACAAGCAGCCTATAGAGATTCTTTGGGAAAATATCACGCTGACCTATGCTAATCTACTGCATGCACAACGCGTTCTGCATGTGCAAGATGTAGATGATACTACTAGTCTGCTTATAGCTAGCACCGCCAAAGGTGGCGCAAGTTATGAGATTCATACGGCTTGGGATAAGCAAGGAAAGGCTCTAGCAGCAATAGCAAGGGCTCAGGCAGAGCTTAAAAGTATGATTAAGACTTACGACGAGCTAACACGATCGTCTCTTGTAACCGAAGAGCAGAGACAGCGAATTGAACTACTCAAGATCAAGATTGAAAGCAATCAAGGCTCTAAGTCAGATACAAGTCTCATGGAAGCTCTCTTAAATGCGGTAAAAGGTGGTGACGAGGTTGAAGATTGATTTTTCAAACAAACAACTCAACATCATTCGCAGACCTTTTAATTATGAGCTGGAAGTCAACGAAGGCACTCCTCGAAGCGGCAAAACAACCGCTGGCCATTTCAGATATGCAAGATATTTGATTGAGTCGCCAGACGAAAACCATTTGATAGCTGCATACAACCAGGAGCAAGCCTACCGTCTCTTTATTGACGGTGATGGTACCGGTCTAATGCACATCTTTGACGGCAATTGTAAAATCAAACACGATGAGCACGGAGACCACCTCTTAATCGATACACCAAACGGCACTAAGCGTGTCTACTACAAAGGTGGAGGTAAAGCCAATAGTGTAGGTGCTATCACTGGTATGTCGCTTGGCTCAGTAGTCTTTTGTGAAATCAATTTGCTGAACATGGATTTTATTCAGGAAGCGTTCAGACGGACCTGGGCAGCCAAGCTCAGATATCATCTGGCTGACCTAAACCCTCCAGCACCTCAGCATCCAGTGATTAAGGATGTATTCGACGTGCAAAATACACGCTGGACACATTGGACTATGGATGACAATCCGATTCTTTCTGAAGAGCGCAAGCGGTCTATTATTCAATCGCTGAAGAAGAATCCTTATCTCTATAAGAGAGACGTGCTCGGTCAACGTGTCATGCCTCAAGGCGTTATTTACGGCCTATTTGACCTTGAAAAGAACATCCGAGACAGTTTGGTAGGCGAACCTATGGAAATGTATTTTAATGGCGATGGTGGGCAATCTGACGCCACTTCGATGTCTTGTAATATCGTTACTAGGCACAGAGAGGATGGCAAAACCTTTTTCAGACTCAATCGTGTAGCCCACTACTACCATAGCGGAGCTGAGACTGGCCAAGTCAAGGCTATGTCTACCTATGCGGTCGAGCTTAGAGCATTCATCCAGTGGTGTGTTAGCAAGTATCAAATGCGCTATACCGATGTGTGGATTGACCCAGCGTGTAGATCCTTACGAGAGGAATTGCATAAGCTAGGTATCCGGACAAGAGGAGCCTTAAACAATGCCCATGATGTTAGCAGTAAAGCCAAGGGCATCGAGGTAGGGATTGAGCGTGGCCAGAATATCATTTCGTCAGGTCAATTCTTGCTTATCAACCATCAGGAAGAAGAGTACGACCATTATCACTTTTTGAAAGAGATTGGTCTATATAGTCGTGACGATAATGGGAAGCCAATTGACAAAGACAACCACGCTATGGACGAATTTAGATATAGCGTGAACGTATTCTATAAGCGTTACGCTAATTTTTAGCAATAAGGAGCCGATAAATGGGCATTATTCAATTTGTCAAAAATCTATTTAAGAGAGGACAGTATGCAATGACTACAGAAAGTCTCGCAAGTATCACAGACCATCCTAAAATCGCAGTAACAAGCGCAGAGTATCGTCGAATCAATGAGAACCTAAGATACTACCAGAGCAACATTGAGAAGATAACATACACGAATACGGACGGCATCAAGAAGCAAAGAAAAGCGACTCATTTGCCAATCGCTCGAACCGCTGCCAAGAAGATTGCTAGCCTAGTCTTTAACGAGCAGGCTACAATTAAGCTGGACGACGAGCAGGCAGATGCATTCATCCAAGAGACCTTGAAGAATGACCGCTTTAACAAGAACTTCGAGCGGTATCTTGAGAGCTGTCTAGCTTTGGGAGGTCTTGCTATGAGGCCTTATGTGGATAACGGACGAGTGCGAGTGTCATTTATTCAAGCGCCTGTGTTTTTACCGTTGCAATCGAATACGCAAGATGTCTCAAGTGCTGCTATCGTGACTAAGACGATTAAGGCTGCAGGTCAAAAAAACATCTACTACACATTGATTGAATTTCATGAGTGGGGCAAGGATGGGAAATATATCATTTCAAATGAGCTATACAGATCTGAAAGTTCTGAGCAAGTCGGAGGGCGTGTGCCTTTGGCAGAAGTCTATGAGGATCTAGAAGAACAAGTTGAACTTGACGGTCTAACGAGACCGCTTTTTTCATACCTAAAACCTCCTGGGATGAACAACAAGGACATCAATTCGCCCCTTGGTCTATCTATCTTCGACAATGCCAAGAGCACGATTGATTTTATCAATACGACTTACGACGAGTTTAAGTGGGAAGTCAAGATGGGCCAACGTCGAGTAGCTGTTCCTGAAAATCTGACAGAAACCAGAATGGTATCTGACGATGGTGATATTAACATCGTCAAGCGCTTTGACGCTGAGCAAAATGTCTACTTGCGCTTGTCGAATAGCGACATGGATGGCGGAAACATCACAGACCTTACGACAGCAATCAGAGCAGATGACTACATCAAGAGCATCAACGAAGGTCTAGCACTCTTTGAAATGCTTCTAGGTGTGTCTGCCGGTATGTTTACGTTTGACGGACAGAGCCTGAAGACTGCGACAGAGGTCGTTTCCGAGAACTCCGATACTTACCAAATGCGAAATAGTATTGTCAGCTTGGTCGAGCAATCGCTGAAAGAGTTGATCATTTCGATCTGCGAGCTTGGAAGTCTTTACGAGCTATACAATGGTCCGATCCCTCAAATGGAGAAGATTGCAATCAATCTGGATGATGGTGTCTTCACTGACAAGAACAACGAGCTTGACTATTGGACTAAAGCTTTGGCTAGTGGCATTGTCAGCAAGGCTCACGCTATCCAAAAGGCATTTAACATGTCAGAGGTCGAAGCTAAGAAGATGATCCAGGCAATCAATCAGGAGACGATGGACACGGCTAACAGCCAGCGAACGCAAGAAGACATTGACTTGTACGGGGAGTGATTAAATGAACCTATTTGTAAAGATTTTCTCGTTAGCTCCAAACCCTGCTAAGCTCTTCATGGAAAGACCAGGAATATTGCTAGAGAGGATGCTAAATGAAAGGAAAGAAGAGACCACCGATCCAATTTAATGATGAGCAGCTGATGCTGCAAGCTAGCAATGTCGCAGACATCTATCATCAGTTAGCCTTGGACTTGTTTGATAACGTGGTCGAACGTGTGACAGAACGTGGCACAATCTATCTTGATAAGCAACCGTACATCTGGCAGCTCGAGAAAATGCAACAGATGCACATGCTCAACGAGGAGAACCTGAAGCTTATCTCTGAATACTCTGGAGTCGCTGAAGAGCAATTACGTCACATTGTCGAAAATGAAGGCCTAAAGCTCTACACAGACACGAAGCAACAGCTTTTAGAAGATTTAGGCCATGGATCCGCAGGAAATAGCAATCACATTCAAGAAATTCTTGCTGATTATGCCAGTCAAGCGGTCGGAGACATTCATAATCTAATCAATACTACCTTACCTAAAGCCGTAATTGGTGCTTATCAAGGTATTGTGGAGCAATCTGTCGCTAGAGTGGTAACCGGCCTCTCTACTGCTGACAAAGCTATCTCTGATACTGTCATGAAGTGGCAAGAGAAAGGGTTTCAAGGCTTCAAAGATAGCGCTGGTCGTAACTGGAAGATTGATAATTACGCAAGGATGGTTATCAAGACGACGACTTATCGAACTTTCCGCGAAATGCGAACGAGACCAGCTGAAGAGTTGGGCATTGATACTTTTTACTACTCTAAGAAAAGCTCTGCCCGCGAAATGTGCGCTCCTTTGCAACATCAGATAGTAACCTACGGACCATCTCGAACGGAAAAGGGCGAGCGTATTCTGTCCTTGGAAGACTACGGATATGGAAAGCCTGGCGGCTGCCTTGGTATTCACTGCGGCCACATGCTCACGCCTTTTATCCCAGGAGCAAACTACAAGCCCGATTTAGGTGAGGATGTAGAATCCATTACTCCTGAGCAAGCAATCGAAAACGCCAACGCAGAGGCTAAGCAGAGAGCGCTAGAGCGGTCTATCAGAGCGAACAAGGAAAAGCTCCACGTCGCTGAGAAATTAGGCGATAAAGAGCTGATAGACAAGTACAAGAGCAAGATAGGTACGCAGAACGCTGCTTTGAAAGCTTATATCGATAAGCACCCATTCCTAAGGCGCGACGAGGCCAGAGAAAGACTCTTCAAGAAAAACGAAAAACCAGCAAGTGTCGAACCTGCTGGCAATAAGTCTTATGTTTCTGTAAAGGATAAATGGCTGTCAAATGTAGACCCTAGTAAAGCTAAGGTCACAGAAATGAATTTCTGGGAACATAACGGTCAGAAATATCAGGTTGATGGAAAGCATGTGGTGCTAGATTATTCCCAAAAAGAGAAGGAGGTAGGAGAATGGCTGTCTAAAACGTTTGGAAAACACGTCCAAATGGCGCCGCGAGTTAACTTCCCAGAAAAAATCCCGAGCCCAGACTATTTAGTTGATGGTTTGAAATTTGACCTGAAAGAGATAACTGGTTCAGGAAAGAGCGTTGTAGATGGAAATTTAAGAAAGACGAAACAACAATCCGAAAACATTGTATTTGATGTGACGAGAACAAAATTATCCAACGATGAAATACTCTCTCAGCTTGAAAAAGTATACCGCCTAAACCGTCGCGGATTGGGAATCGCAATTATAAAAGACGGTGAAGAATTGATAGACATTTTAAAATCGAATAAAAAATAAAGGTGACCCACCGCCTCCACAGCAAGCTGCTTCATGGGCGTTAGACCACCTTTACCTTAACTTAATTATAACTCACAATGCGTTTTTTTTCAACCGATCGGAAGAAATCTCAATAAATTGCTATAAACCACTATAAACCGTATGGAAATCCCGTACGGTTTTTTGCTTGACTTTATCCGCAGTCGGTAAAGAACGGAAGATAATACCTAATTCTAGGAGGAATTCAAGAATGGCAGAAGACATTCAAACACAAACTGACCAGCCAGTAAATGCTGGAGAAAACACTGAGTCACAAACTCAAGAGCAGCCTGTCAAGACTTTCACCCAAGATGAGGTGACCGGCCTTGTCGCTAAAGAAGCCAAGAAAGCACAAGAGAAAATCTTCAAAGACCTAGGGTTTGAAAATTTCAAGAGTGCCAAGGAAGGACTTCAACAGCTCAAAGAGTGGAAGGACTCACAGAAGAGCGAGGCTGAGAAGCAGTCAGAAGCACTTGCTACTAAAGAGAAAGAACTGGAGCAGGCTTTGTCAGAGAAGAAAAGTCTGGAAGCTAAGTTATCAGCTCTAACTTTGGGAGTGAACGCTGAATCTGTGGACGATGTCATCACTCTGTCTGCGCGCTTGGTATCCGATGAGGTATCTATCGAGGACGCTATTGGTCAAGTGTTGCAGAAATATCCTCAGTTTGGTCGTACAGAGCAAGTCGAGGATAAGAAACCAACGTTTTCAACTGGAGGAAATCCGACAGCTGGAACGAATCAAGAAGATGCCTTTTTGAAGGCTCTAGGACTAACAAAATGATAGGAGAATGATCAATGACAATTAACTACATCACTAAACACGAGGGCACGTTTGAGAAGAAATTGATGCAAGGTGCTCTCACAAGTATTTTGGAAACACCACAGGTGAACTGGTTGGGCGCTAAGTCGTTCGAATTGCCGACAATCTCTGTAACTGGCTATAAGGCCCACACACGCTCTAAAGGCTACAACGCTGGTACAGTCTCAAATGACAAGAAGGTTTACACGCTCGGATTTGACCGTGACGTTGAGTTCTTCGTAGATGCTGCAGACGTAGACGAAACTAACCAAGAACTTTCAGCTGCTAATGTGTCTAACACATTCATCACAGAGCATGCAACTCCAGAAGTTGATGCTTACCGCTTCTCTAAAATCGCTACAGAAGCTATCACGGACAGCCACTTTAAGTCTGAAACCGACTTGTCAGAAGTGAATATCTACTCACGTTTGAAGGCTGCCCTTTTGCCAGTTCGTAAATACGGAGCCCAAAATATCGTTATGTATGTATCTAGTGAGGTAATGGACTTCTTAGAGCGCTCTAAAGAGTTCACACGCTCAATCGCTACTACATCTCCTCAAGGAATTGATACCCGTGTCACTTCGCTTGATGGAGTTCAACTCATCGAAGTTTGGGACGATGCGCGCTTCAAAACTAAGTTTGACTTTACGACAGGCTTTGTAAAAGCTTCAGATGGTAAAGATATCAACTTCTTGATCGTTGCTAAGCCAGCAGTTATCGCGAAGGCTAAATTCAACTCAATCTATCTCTTCGCCCCAGGCCAACACACTGAAGGCGACGGGTATCTGTACCAAAACCGTCTTTACCACGACCTCTTTGTTTTGGAGACTAAAAAAGACGGTGTCTATGTGTCTCACAAATCAGCTTAACAGGGGGTAAAACATGAAGAAGTATGAGAAAGACAATCAAGTCTATACTGTCCAAGAAGGCAGTGAACTTGAAGCTCAATTGATTGCCGACGGATTCGAGGAGAAGAAAGAAGAAAAAGATTCTGTCTCTGATCCTTACAGCAAAATGACTGTGGATGAATTGAAAGCTCTTCTTGAAGAGCGCTCTATCCCGCTTCCAGAGGGCAAAGTTACTAAAAAGGATCTTGCAGCCCTTTTAGAAAAAGGCAATGAGGAGGAATAAATTAAATGGCACAATTTAAAGCTAAAGCAAATTTCTACCTGGTCCAATCTGATCGTCACTTTGACGAAGGAAAAGTCTATGACTTGCAAGTAAGCGAAGCTGACAAAATCAACAAAATGTATAAGGCTGCGTTCGATGAAGATGGCTTAGAGCGCATCGAAGAAGAAGCTAAGAATGCGAAGGCGGCCGATACCGCCTCATAAGGAGGTGAGTAGATGACCTACTTGACAAAAGATGAATTTGATGAGCTTGGTTTTGACGTGGATGGCGATTTTGACAAATTGCTGAAGCGTGCTGAACTCGCTATCAATGCATATATTCGGGATTTCTACTCTCGCAATAGCTTTGAAAACGACCATGATGCTCGGAAAAAGGCTGTCAAACTTGCTACAGCTTTCCAGATTGCTTATTTGGATAGCTCAGGAATCATGACCGCCGAGGACAAGCAAACAATGGCCAGCATGACCGTCGGGCGGACCTCTGTCAGCTATCGTGGAGGCAACCAAAACAGCGCCCAAATGCTTTCACTGGCCGAAAGATACAATCTGTCTAGAGATGCTGAAAACTGGCTAAGATTGGCTGGATTTGGCTTTGCGAGGGTTGATTATGATAGATAAACGAATGCTACCAGATTCGGTGACGATCCAGAAACGATTGAGCAAGGATGACTGGGGAAAAGAGACTTATTCAGAGCCTCTTTTGCTCTCTCCGTGTAAATTCGATAGGACGTTTTCTCAGACTGGGTCAGGCAATCACCAAAGCGAAAATAAGCCGTCGACGGTGATTGTATATCATAAATACTGTCCTGTAGAGCTCGACAAGAGCTTTATAGGTGGTGTCGTTGACGACAAAGGCACGCTCTACATTGTCCGTAGCATCATCCCTCAATATCACCCGTTCACCAAGAAGCTTCTGGCTTACGAAATCGAGGTGATTTGATGGGTGGTGTTTCAATCAAGATTGACCTAAAAGGCATTGAGAAGAAAGTTTCTCCGGAAAATTTCGCAAAAGGGAAGCTAGCTATAGCTAATCAGGCACTGCTAGATATGGATCCCTTCGTCCCGAAACGAAGAGGAGTTCTACGGTCTAGCGGCCACGTCAGGAAGGACGCTATAGTGTATGCGCAGCCTTACGCTAGAATCGTTTACTACGGCCGGAAACGGAAAGGCTTCTTTTCAGATAAGCAGAGAAAGTTCTTCTTTGCGAACAAAGAGAGGCTTCTGAGCCAAAAGCCGACGCCTGGAACGGGTCCGAGATGGGATAAGAAAGCCGTGCCGCTCTATGCCCAAAGATGGGCAGACGTTGGTCTACGAGCTATGGGAGTGAAATAATGCAGAATAATGACTTTTCAGAGGTCTTGCTTGAGCATATCAAAGGTATTCAATCAAAAATTCCGTCCGCTCTCGGATATCTGGACAAAAAAGAAGGGTTGGTAATCTACCCGCTTCCAGGAGGAAAGGTAGAGGACGAGGATATGGCTGGAACACAAACAGTCAGCCTGCCTTTTGAAATTGCGATCAAGTCAAGAGACCAAGCTTTAAACAATACGATACTTTGGCAGATAAATGCTGCCTTATCAAAAATGGACTTGAATTTGCCAAGCAAGAACAAGTCATACAACTTTTTAGGCCTTGCAGTTGATAAGCCGTACTTAAACGACTTAGATGAGCAAGGTTTTTATATTTACTTGCTAGACGTTACAGCTAGCCTTGAAATAGAAAGGGAAGAATAATAGATGGTAAAGAACAAAAACGTAAAACGTAAACATTACATCGGACCATACAAGGAAGCGACTCCTGATACTCCACCAACTGCACAAGAGTATCTCTGGATTGCAAAAGGAATTAAAGGGTCATCTCCTGATAACGATGAAAAGACAGATGACTTTTCAGATTTTGCAGGAGACGGAACTGTTGAAGAATTGGTAGTATCAAAAAAACGCGGACGCTCTTTTGAAGGTCTGCGTGATACAGACGACAAAGCTCAGAACTTTATCGCGGATAAACAGGACGCGGTGGGCGATGATCTGCTGGTTTGGTACAAAGAAGTTGATTCTACAGGGAAGACCCAATACGAAGGACCAGCCCGTCTTTCTGAAATCGAAATTGGAGACGGTGAAGCTTCCGAAAATGAAAGCATCAAGTTTAAGATCGTATGGCGCCGCACTCCTAAGAAGTCGGCTGTCGTGCCAGGATAAGGCTAGGGCGTGAAATATCACGCCTTTTTCTTTTTGAAAGGAGAATTTTTATGGTTGTAATTAAAAAAATCAGTAATGTCATCCCAATCGATTTTGGGGAATTTCAGCTTGAATACAATGCAAATGACAAGGGAGCGAAAAACCTTGACAGTTATCGTGATGATCTATCGAAAAGATGGAAAGAAATCAGCAAATTAACCGATGAAGAAATTGCGATTCAAGCGATGGAAATCACAGAAGAAGGCTGGAGCAGATTGTTCGGCCCAGACGCTTTCCCGAAAGTGTATCAATTTGCAGGCGAAGACACGACGATTGCGTTCAATTATTTGCTTCAGGCTATTCTTGGCATTCAAAAAGAATACCTGGAGCGCAATTCGGAAGATACCCTCAAGAAGTATCTAACGTGATGCCATGTTGGATATTTCGAGGAAGCTAGTAGATGAGCTTGTTTTAGAAATCGAAGGTGAAGAGCAAATTTTCCCGCTGCTCTTGTCGTTTGACAGGGTCTTAAAACTTTTTGAAATGTGGGGAGATAAGAAAATCCCTGAAATCATGCGCCCGCTACTCGCTTTGAAGATTCTGACCGGCGTCTCTTTTGAGAATTTAACGGTAGATGAAGCAATGGAAATTGTGAGGGCAATTTTCGAAGAGCATATTCAGATCAAAAAAGTTGATGATGAGGTTGAGTATGACTTGGCTGGGAATGTTATCAAGACCGTCTCAACAGATGAGCCGCAGAAGCGACTCTATAATCTGAGGTATGATGGCGATTATGTTTTCGCTTCGTTTATGCAGGCTTATAGGATTGACCTCATCGAGGAAATCGGGCGGCTACACTGGAAGAAATTTAACGCTCTTCTTGTCGGACTCCCAGAAGGCACAAAGTTTGCCGAGGTCTTGAAAATCCGGTCTTATGAGCCTCAAAAAGGCGATAGTTCGGAATACATCGAGAAAATGCGTGAATTACAAAGAGAATTTCGTTTACCTAATGAAGATGTCGACGACGAAGCTGAAGCTGAAGAAGATAGTTGGGACTAGAAAGGAGGTATAGATGGCAGATGGTAAGGTTGTCATCCAGGTTGAAATGGATGGTAACAAGGCTCAATCAGGAGTCTCTAAATTAAAAAGCTTGCTCGGAGGATTGAGCGAAAGCGGCGCTAAGCTTGGCTCAGTGTTTAAGTCCGTTCTAGGCGCTAATTTAATTAGCGGGGCTGTCATGAGTGGAGTAAATGCCTTAACAGGTTCTATCAAAGGTGCTTTTTCTACAATCATATCAGAAGGAGCCGCACTTCAACAATCCATCGGGGGTGTTGAAACGCTTTTTAAAGGCTCAGCAGGAAAAGTCAAGGCCTACGCTGAAGAGGCCTTTCGAACTGCGGGCTTATCGGCTAACGCCTATATGGAAAACGTGACAAGCTTTAGTGCTAGTCTGTTGCAATCTTTAGGCGGAGACACCGAGAAAGCAGCTGAGGTGGCCAACAGAGCCATGATTGATATGTCCGACAACGCCAACAAAATGGGGACTGATATCGGGCGGATCCAAGATGCTTATCAAGGATTTGCCAAGGATAACTATACCATGCTTGATAACCTCAAGTTAGGCTATGGCGGCACCAAGACGGAAATGCAGCGTTTGATAAAAGATGCTGCAGCGATGAAAGATATCCAGGAAGAATTGAACGTCTCTGTTGAAGACGGGAATATGTCTTTTGGGAACATAGTCAACGCAATTTCTGTTATGCAGAAAAAGCTTGAGATTACAGGAACGACAGCAAAAGAAGCTTCCTCAACTCTTAGCGGCTCTTTCGCTTCCATGAAGGCAGCTTGGCAGAATTTAGCTGGGAAACTAGCCCTTGGAATGGATATAGGGCCAGCTTTAAAGAACCTTGTCTCTACAGCCTCTACCTTCCTTTTGGGTAATTTTCTACCGATGGTAGGGAATATCATGAGACAGTTGCCTAAAGCTATTAGCGGCGCACTTGCTGAAGCTGGTCCACAGATAGAAAAAGGCTTTAAGGCTCTATTTTCAAGCTTCGGAGCAGATCCGGCCATCTTCAACACCATTAAGGAGACGTTTCGAGATATTGTAGTAACTGTTGAAACGGTGTTTGCTACACTGACGAATAAAGCAAACGGCTTTAACGATGTGATAAGTGGTGTTGGAAATATTATTAAATTAGTCAACTTCGCTATTCAAGACCTAGCGAGAGCTATTCAATTCGCCCTAGAGGCATTCGCCGAAACAGACGCTATCAATAATGCTTATAAAGCTTTTAAAGACTTAACAGAGGCTGCGCTTGACCTTGCTATGAAGTTAAGCGACGTCATTCCTTGGGATGTTGTAGGCGCAGCCGCCGGGCATTTAGTCAATGCGATTTCAACGATTATAAGCTGGATTTCTAAACTTTCACAACTCATCAGTAAAGATGTTTGGAGCGGTTTGATCACTGGAATTGGAGGTGGAGTGCTTGCTTTTAAGGCCTTCAATTTTCTCCAATCATTTAACCCGTTCAACATCTTCAAAAGGAATGCAACAGAAGCTGCAAGCGGAGCTGCCGAAGCTGTTACGCAGGGACGGTCTAAAATAGCTCAAATTTTGAGCAGTTTGAGCTCTGTTATCGGTTCTATTGGAGGAGCAGTCAAATCTGCTGCAATCGGTATAGGGATTGGCATTAAAGCGGCATTAAGCGGGCTGTCGCAAGTCATCTTAGCCTTTGGCGCAGCTTTGCAAACCGCAGGCGTGGCCAATATCCTAGCCTTCGGCGGAGCGGTAGCTACAGCTGCAGTCGGGATTGGAGCTGGTGTGGCCATCATAGCAGCAGGCTTCGCACTGCTGGCCACGCAAGGCCAAGGAGTAGCTACTATCATCAATGCAGTAGGAGAAGCCTTTGCTACGGTAGCAACTGCAATTATCGGAGCTTTTGCCCAAGCTATTGTCACGGTAGCTGGTGTGCTGCCGATTGTGACATCTGCATTGGCTAATCTAGCCCCTCTAATCGTAGCTTTCGGCCAAGCATTCGGCGCGGCCGCCCCATTTGTATCGGCCTTGGGAGAAGCAATAACCTCTATCGCCTCCGTTTTACCGCCTGTGATTAGCGCTTTTAGTCAAGGTATTGCGGCCATCGTTGAGGCTGTGACCCCAATTGTCGAAATTATAGGCAATGTGTTTACAAGCGTTGTCCAAATTGTATCTGACGCGATTGTCCAGATCGTGCAGGCTTTGGCTCCATTTATGCCATCGGTTGTTGAAATAGCGCAGGCTCTGGCTCCTGTGCTACAGTCAATAGCCGAGGCATTTACGACCTTAGTAGCTCAGATAAGCCCGATAATAGACAGCATAGCAAATCTTTTCCGAACGCTAGGCGATGTCATTAGAAGCGTGCTTGACGGAGCGAAAGGCGTGATAGAGAGCTTTGGAAATGCTGTCAGGTCTATCCTTGACGGTATATCTGGTATCTTTGATTCAATCGGCAGAGCTGCATTAAACGCTGGTAAAGGCTTTAAATTGCTTGCTCAGGGTGTAGTTATGATTACTAATACCAATCTTGGTGATATGGCGGCATCTCTTGGGGCTGTCGCACTTGGCGTTGGTAAAATTGCTAGCCATTCAACAGGCCTTGCACAAGCTGGTAGTGGTATGAAGTCTCTTGGTACAGGCATGACAACAGTATCAACAGCGGCAACCGTTGCAGTTGCTGGGTTGACCATGTTTGTTACTAGAATTACTACCCTATCAACAACCGTAGGAACTCTACCAGCTACGATGACAACCGCAGCCTCTGGATTTGCTAGCTTTACGGCACAGGCAGTATCTGGTGTTGCAGGTCTATCAGCTATCAATGCCCCTATCGCCACCTTTAAAGCACAAATCATGACTATTGCACCAGCTTTAATGACAGCAGGCGCAAGCTTTACATCATTTGGAGCAAGAGCAATGGTTATTAGTGCAGCCTTTGCAACTGTTGGAGGTCTTATCACAGCATTCAATGCGCGTGTTATGACTATCTCAATGACAGTTACCATGGCAAGCGCATCATTTACGATGTTGAGCAGTGGAGTAATGGTTGTTGGTACAGCTCTTATGACTGTATCAGCAGGGTTTACACAAGTAGGGGTTAGCGCAACGAGTGCATCAGCACAAGTTAGTGCAATGGCAACAAGCACAGCATCAGTCAGTGCATCATTTGCCTCGATGTCTGCACAAGTACAGTCTTCTATGCAAATGATGCTTGCCGTGGTTCGCTCTGTTGGTGCTCAAATGATAGCTCAGGGTCGTCAAATTGGTGCTAGAACATCTCAAAATCTGGCTCAGGGGTTGATAAGTGGTCAAGGTCAAGTTTCGGCCTCTATGACAGTATTAGTAAATACTGCAAGGTCTATTGGTATGTCAGGCGTTGGTATGATGCGTTATGTCGGGGCTATGATTGGCCAAGGTCTGGCTCAAGGTATGTATTCCGCTCTTTGGGCCGTAACAGCCGCAGCGAATGCACTTGTCGCACAAGCCGAACGTGCAGCGCAAGCTAAAGCCCGTATCCACTCGCCATCAAGACTATTTAGGGATAATGTAGGCCGCTACATTTCGCAAGGTATGGCTGTGGGTATTTTGGCGGATGCGCATAAAGTAGATGCTGCAATGGGTGATGTTTACGATCAAATCAGAGCCTTTAAATACGCTCCGGAAGACATCATCGGAGTCGGTCAATCGCAGCTGTCTAGGACAGTGCAGGTCAAGTCAGACCTGGAACGGTCAATCAAGGCCAGTGTTAAAGTTGTACAAGAAAAATCTAATAATCTTGTGGAACGAGCTCTTGAAGTTGCTGAACGAGCCGTTAAACGACCTGTGAATATGGTGCTAGACGACGGAGCTCTGGTTGCTAAAATCGGTCAACCAATGACCGATTATCAAAATGATAAGTTATTACTAGATAACATGATGAGGGGGATAACGTAATGGACACAATCATCTATAACAATCATGACCTCTCTGAGGTTATCCGGATAATCGAGGTTATCCGACCAGTCGGAAACGAGAGGAGTGTCACGACAAATGACGCTCCTTTTTTAGGCGTTAACATCCAAGATTTAAAAATAGGGCCTAAAAAAATCAAAGTAAAATTTGCAATCCATAAAAAGACGGCTAGAGATGCCGAAAGTGCAAAACATACTTTGGCAAGCATCCTAAATACAAAAAGTCCAGTACGGATCACAATATCTGATGAGCCTGATAAATATTATCTTGGCATGGCTGTCGGAGCTGTGGACATGGACAATGTTGCCCGTTGGTTTCAAAAGGGGGAGTTCGATATCTTGATTCCTGATGGCGTAGCCCATGCTATCACTTACAAGCGGTTTGACAATCCTAAGCAAGAGGGAAACAAGCTGGTATTTGACTTGGTAAACAACGGCAACGTTGATGCGTTTCCTGTAGTTACTGTCAGAAACAATGCTGAAAATGGGTATATTGGCTTGGTCAATCCTAGCGGTGCCTTAGAATTGGGCAATCGAGAGGAGACCGATTTAGAAACTTACAAACAGTCAGAAATCCTCTTTGATTATGTGACGAACAATGGGATCACGAAAGGATTTGCTGCAGCAAGGAAAGAATCTGGGGCACTCAGAATTGAAAACAACTGGGGGCGGCCGCACTTAGCTTTAGTACCAGGCAACAACTCTGGAACGATCTCTTGGGACATTCCAGTTGATAGTTCTGGCCAAAGAGGTGCTTTGAATGATTACCTCTGGTGGCGGCAGATCTGTTGGCTCGGAGCGGGTAATCAGATGGGGTTTATGAAAATAAACTTCGTCGATAGCACCGGGCGTTTTATATATGGAGTAGAGATTTACAAAAGATGGTTTGGCTTGGAATGTGAATATAATTTCTTGGTACGTGGAGACAATGGACCGCGTCTTGTTAAGAAATGGCAATTCACCGGAACACATTACGATCATCATAACCCCTTTAATGCGGAGCGTGGCTGGTCTGATATTCAGCGCCGCGATGATATGGTGCAAGTGTTTTGGTGGGGGACTTATCCACAGTTCCACGTTCCGGAAATTAAAGGCATAAAAACAGCCAAAATCCAAGTTATCATCGGATCTATCAGCAACAATCCGATGATAAGTCATCTTTATCTAGATAGTCTTGTATATCGCAAGGACTTTGTCACAGGGATCCGTGATGTTCCAAATCGTTACCGACCGGGATCAACGGTCGTGATAGATTGCGAAAACGACAGCATTACCGTGGACGGCTTGAACAAGTTTAGCGACCGCGTCCATGGCTCGAGTTGGCTGAAAGTTCCGCCCGGAAACAGCAAGCTCGAGATTTACTGTTCGAGCTGGACGAAGAATAAGCCGACAGTAGCGGTCAATTTTGAGGAAAGGTGGTTATAGATGTTACTAACAATTCACGATGCTCATTTGCATCCTGTTGCTTCGATCGACAACGACAAGCAGACCACATTGAATTATTTTAACGATACCTGGACTCGTTTCTTCGAGACCGGTGCTGCCACCTTTGACCTCACAGTCGCAAAAAAGGCCTTGAGCACAGACACGCATTCAAAGCGAGCTTATAATCTTTTGAGCGAAAAAAACTTTATCTCCTTCGAGTACGAAGGGGAAACCCAGCTTTTCACCGTCCGAAAAACGGTTGAAAATGAGAAAGTGATCAAAGTCAACTGCGTCAATCTCAACCTTGAATTGATCAACGAATATGCAAATCCATACAAAGCGCCCAAAGCAATGTCCTTTAAAGAGTATTGCGAAGCCATGGATTTGCTCAATTTCACCATGCTGCAGATTGGGATAAATGAAGTTTCCGGCAAGAAAATCACTGCTGAATGGGAAGGCCAGGATACTAAACTGGCTCGTTTGCTTTCTTTGGCCAACAAATTTGGAGCTGAAATTGAGTTTAAAACAAGACTTAATGATGACAGCTCTATCAAAGCGTTTGTGGTCAATGTCTATCATGAAAACGACGCTACGCATCAAGGGGTTGGCAAGGTCCAGCCTAAAATTTTGCGCTATGGGCGAGATTTTCGCTCTCTAACTCGCACGGTTGATACGACAGGCATTTACAACGCCACTCGGCCAACTGGTAAGACAGAAGAAGGCGAAGTCGTAACGATTGCGGGAATGCCAGCGCTGGAAATAAAAAATGAAAAAGGGGAAATCGAATTTTTCCAAAGAGGCGACATGCTTTATGCTCCTTTGTCGATGAGTATGTTTCCAGCGGCGTTTACCAGCGGGACAATGAGTGACCAATGGATTCGTAAGGATTTTCCGGTCGAGTCAGCAAGCAAAGAGGTTATCCGGTCCAGTGCTCTGAGAGAGCTGAAAAAGAATTGCTATCCTGCTGTAACCTATGAAGTAGATGGCTTTCTGCCTTACGGCCCAGGAGACACTGTTGAGGTTGAAGACGATGGTTTTTATCCAACACTACTGCTACAAATGCGAGTCTTTGAGCAATCAATGAGCTTTACTGGCACCGGAGAAAATAAAACGGTCTTCGCTAACTTTAAAGCGATTGAAAACAAAGTCTCAAGCAGCTTGCAGCAACGTCTAGAGAATATGCTGGAAGAAGCGAAGCCATATCTGATCAATCTCGCTACTGATAATGGCCACATCTTTAAAAACAACCAAGGTGAATCCACGGTTTTCCCAACTCTTAAGAAAGGGAATAAGACCGTGGAGTGTGTCTGGAAGTGGTTGGTCGACAATGAGGACTTCGGGCAAGCCCCTAATCACAAGGTGACAGCGGCAGGGATGAGGGAATCCCTTACCTTGACGGCTATAGCATTGGTAAAAGGTCAGGAAGTAGCTAGAGAGCAGCTGACTTTTACTAATGTCAATGATGGCCAAAATGGAGCTAAGGGAGACCCAGGACCGCAAGGACCGAAAGGTTCCACTGGAGCAACTGGAGCTAAAGGTGATAAAGGAGCTACTGGAGATAGGGGCCCTCAAGGTGAACGTGGCCCGCAGGGAGCTGTAGGACCGCAGGGACCAAAGGGAGAGCGAGGAGACCCAGCTGATACCCCAGAATTGAAAAAAGCTGTAACAGCAGCTCAATCCCAATTGACAGATGTCCAAAACAATCTTGCAGGTGTCAGGGCAAATCTGACGCAAGCTCAGAGTCAGTTATCTAGCAACATCAGCCAAATCAGGTCGGATGTTGGCGCTATCCGCACCAAGCAGTCTCAAGCAGAGTCTGAGATAGCCAAGCAAGTGCAGGCGCTCAATGCGACCAAAACCGAGCTAGCGGGTGTGAAGTCCGCTCAAGCCAATTACGAGCAAACGACTACTCGCAGATTGGCGGAGCTGACGAATCTGGCAGATAGCAAGGCCAACAAGTCAGAGTTGGTGCAGACAGCAGATGAGTTGGCTAGTCGGATTGCGAGTGTGTATTTAGGCCGTAGAAATCTACTCAAGCAGACGCAGACTCTAGCTTTGAGCGAGGAAAAGTCTTGGATCACAGCAGATAGTCATGATGGATTTGTGATTGCTCGCTCAGTTGCTAAAGATAAGTACACTGACACTGTAAAGTTGAAGACATCTGTGCCGCCAAAAGGAACAGAATATGTACTTATTTTCTACGCTCGTGCATCCAGAGACAACTATCCAATTCGCACTCACTTTTATAGCCCTAATACTACATTATCTGTTGAGACTAGCACGGGCTATAAAAGACCAAGAAGCGGCGACGGAGAGGCTAGGCTGGTCATCAATCGCGAGTGGAAACGTTACTGGGTTAAGTACACTCAAACAGCGACAGATGAGGTCAAGAGAGTGTTTATAGGTAGACATGGGTCTATTATTGATGGTGGCGACAGTACAACTACGGTAGAGATCTGTGCTCCAGCGCTTTTCGAAGGAAATATTGTCAGCGACTGGTCACTAGCCCCTGAAGATGTCGAAAGTCAAATCTCAGCAGTTGAGTCAACTTTTAAGCAACGAGCCGACTCGCTGGAAGCTAGTGTGTCTAGCTTGCGGGATGGGCTCAATACCAAAGCAGACTCAAGCGCCTTAAACTTGCTCTCTGATAGGATATTAGCCTCTGTCAAGTCACTCGAGACCAACATGGATAACAAGCTGGACTCAAAATTGAGCACAGCTTTGTTTGAGGTGCGAGCATCTGGAATCCGTCAGGAAATCATCAACGCGACCAAAGACAAGGCTGATAAAGCCTTAGTCACTGCAGAGGCTGGACGGTTGAGGGAGGAGTTGGCTAGTCTAAGGGTTGGCGGGGTCAACCTTCTCAAAAGGACAAAAGCATTCGACAGAGTCAATGGACGGTCTCAGCTATTATCTGAGACGTACAACAATTGCGTAGTTAGATATTTTAAAAACGCAGACGCTAATTCTGCTTATCAGGATATTGTCGAGTATTCCAACGCTCTCTATCCAGAGCTGGGCGGGACTTACACCCTGTCCTTTTGGGCTAAAGGCACAGGCGAGATGACTACATTCTTCTACGGCCATAGGGGGTATCTGCCTGTTTCGTCTGGTACAACCAGTCAAGGTCTTGTATCAAAGGCGGGAGACGGTAATTGTCGTTTTACGCTCTCTGTTAACTGGCAGAGATACTATGTTGTTTACAAGCTCGCAGATGCGCCAGCAGAAGCCACCAACATCTATAAGCATGTGTTATTTAGACACAATAGTAAAAGCACGACAGATGAGATTTGGCTGACTGGAGTCAAGCTAGAAAGAGGAAATCTAGCGAGCGACTACAGCGAGAATCCCGAGGACGTTGACGGCCTCATCACAGAGGCCAAGGCGAGCTTCGAGCGGACGGCTCAAGGCCTGAGAACAGACTTGTCAGCTATCCAGTCGTATGTCAACTCTGACGGCACGAGAGCTGAAGCCTTGCTAAGCCACTCTCGTGAGGAGACGGCCCGTCAGCTGACTGCTGAGCGCAAGCTTATTGATGATAGCTATGTGGGCAAAGCTCAGCACACAGAGGACGTGCGGAGCATAAGCAGGCGGTTTGAGGAGCTGGCGGTAGGCGGTCGGAATTTGATGGGTGTGTTTAACACAAAACCTATCAAATCAAGCTTTGACAGAGAAACATACAAGCTTACAGCAAAGACTACCCAAAA